CGGGTTCTGCGGTCATTAGAAATTTCTGGAATGCGTCTGACGTTTTGACAATCATGAAGAAATTCGGCATCAGCAAGAAAGCCGCATTGGCCTTGCGTGATGACTTCGCCGCTTTGGACCCCGCTACGGCACAGCGAAACCTGGACATATCAGGCCCTAACGCAATCGTTGCCGATGCGGGCGGTGCGACACGCGATGCCTTGGATAGCGCCATCGTCGCAGGCGGTGCGGCTTCTGAGGTGGGAAAAGCTGCGGTTTATGGCCGCGCAAGTGAAGCGGGCGCAAGGCTGAATAAGGTCATGGACGCGGTTCTAGGCGTGCCCAAGGGGCTACTGAAATCCGCCAAGGATATCGCCACCCGCACCGCGCCTGCGCGCAAGGCAGCATATGACGCAGCCCACGCCACCCCTATTGATTATTCAACGGGCGCTCCGGGCAGCATCGTCATGAACACGTTGGATCGCCTTGATCCAAAGATTGTGAATGGCGCAGTCGAAAAAGCGAACATGCTAATGCGCGATCAGGGCATTAAAAACCAGCAGATCATGGCCACGGTAGCCAATGATGGGTCTGTCACCTACTCCAACCCGCCAAACGTGCTGCAACTGGATTACATCAAGCGGGCCCTCGGCATTATGGGCCGTGATGTTGACACGCTGGGACGCCCTACGTTTGAGGCGGGCATGGCGGGCAGGCAGGCCAAGGATTTGGCCGATGCTATCAAGCAAGCCACCGGCGGCGATACTGGAACTTATGCCAAGGCTCTGAAGCTTGGGGGCGATAAAATTCAAGAGGACGCGGCTTTAGATATGGGTCGCAAGTTGTTCACCGAGACTAAGGAAAGCGTTGTGTCCCTAATGAGGAACGCTGATGTTTTGGTTAGGTCGGCCGCAAAGCAAGGCGTTCGGGAAAATATTGACCAAGTTCTATCGCGGGTTCGTCGGAGTGCTGACGATCCTACAGTTGATATTCCAGAAACGCGCAGAATGCTTTCCATGTTCTCAACCCCGGATTTCCGTGAGAAAATCACTGTAATCATGGGTAAGCAGAAAGCTGACACGCTGTTGCGTGAGTTGGACACGGCTGGCAAGCATTTCGGCACTATGACGGCCATTGCCAAAGGGTCACAAACAGCCGCCAGAACTCAGCGCAACGATACCTTGAACGCACTGACTGGAGGCAATTCTATAGACAGCCTGATGTTCTTGGACCCCACTAAAACACTGCAAACAGTCGCAAGAGCGGTGACGGGGAACACCGCAGCAGCTTCCGTTGCGCGCAAAAAAGCAATCCTAACTGAAGTGACCCGGGCGCTGACCACATTGCGCGGGCAGGATGCAAAAGACGCTCTGGAAGCAGTTCAGAAGGCCATCGCAGGCCAGCCCGTAACGGACGAGGCAATGGCCCTTATCGGTCGGACCGTTTCGACGGCTCTGGGGGTGGCGGGTTATCAATCAGGAACCCGACCGAGGCTAGGAACGACAAATGTCCTGCAAAAATAGGCACCATCATCCACCAGGGGAGTTCGATGACTTTAGTCATCATCCATCCATAGCTGTACATAAATACCGGACTGAGAAGCCCGCCGATGACAAACGTGATAGCGCGGATTTTGCTTTCCATTCCGGAACGATAGTACGTTCACGCGCTCAAATCAACAATGGGTTCAATAATGGCTGACCAGCAATCATTCACACAACTCCGGGCGTATGACACGAACGGCAATCCGGTTGCGGGGGCTAAGGCGTATTTCTACCTGACCGGCACGCTGACTCTTACCACGGTTTATGCTGATGAGGCGCTAACCATCCCCCACCCATCGCCGTTGGTTGCGGATGCTGGCGGCGGCTTTGCGCAGGTGTTTGCGAATGGATCGATCAAGGTAAACGTCACCACGAGCGGCGGCGGGGTTGTTCCGAACTACCCGATTGATCCATGCTGGCGGTCGGCGGGCGCTATTTCGTCGGCTGCTTCGGTTTCGTTTGCGCCGACGACGAACATTCCCACCAGCGACGTGCAGTCGGCGATTGTATTGGTGGATACCAATTCAAGAACGCGGGATACGTCAGAGGCAGGGTTAAGGGCTGCGGCAGACGCGCTGCTTGCCCCCATTGCCAGCCCGACATTCACCGGGGTGCCTGCGGTGCCAACGGCGACGGCGGGGACTAACACCACGCAGGCGGCATCTACGGCTTTTGTGACGGCGGCAGCCATGCCGATTGCGATAGCAGGAACAGGCGCGGGGCAGTTCTTGTATAAGTTTGTCGGGGTAAGCTCCTCCTATATACTGCCATCTGGGGGCACGTGGGCATATTTCTACATTCGCAGGTCTACATCAACATCGGGCATTACCTCTAGCGGCGGTGGTATTGCCGCTGGTGGAACGAACCTGTTTGCCACGGGGGCTTCTGAAGATGCGCTTAGCTGGATTTGGAGGATCGTATAATGGAAATTCAATATAAGCGCCCGGACGGCACTTTTGTCGTCTTGTTAAACGGCAACCCCTACCACGTCACGCATGACGACCCGTTGTATGAGGCGGCGTCAGATTTGGGCGTAGACGCGCAGTTTGAGCCGGTTGCCCCCGAACCCGGCCCTGCCGCAGTCCTCGCAGCATGGCGCGCCAATGCCCGTTGCTCCCGCATGCAAGGCATCTTGGCCTTGGGCCAAACCCGCTGGGCGACCGTGCTGGAATACCGCGCCACCGCAACATGGTCGGAGGTTGTCGTGATTGACGACGCCCGCGATTGGTTCCGCAATTCCGAAACCATCCAGCTATTCGGCTGGCTGCTGAACCTGACCGACACCGACATTGACGCGCTGTTCATCGCGGCGGCTGCAATCACCGCCTAATCCCGCCCACCGCAACAGTCGCCCCGGCCCAACGTTGAAGCATCGGGACCGGGGCTATCCACATCATCAAGGACAATGACATGGCTGAAATCGCGCTAATCCAGAATCGGCAGGCCCGTCAATGATCGATGCAATTCAAGAGTTCTGGCAGATCATCGCCGCCGCTTTGGGGGCTGCGTTTTTCATCGTCCGCATGGAGTCCCGCACCGCCGAGCATGGCCGCGAATTGGCCCGCCTGCAAACGCAACGCGACAACGATCAAGCCGACCACCAGCGCAGCCGGGATGAAACCCACGGCCTGTTGCGCGATGTGAATAGCAAGCTGGATCGGCTGATTGAGCGGATGATCAAATGAGGCAGGATATGAAAACATCACCGCAGGGCATCGCGGCGCTGATCGGGCATGAAGGCATCGTGCCGGGGCCGTATCTCGATAGCGTGGGCGTCTGGACGGTTTTCGTCGGTCACACAGCCGCAGCGGGCGCACCCGATCCAGCCACCATGCCACGCGGAACGCCTGCCGATGTGGATGGCGCAATCGTCCAGGCATTGCGGCAATTCGCGGTGGACCTTGGGCGATATGAGGCGGACGTGTTGCGCGCCGTCAAGGTGCCGATGCAACAGCACGAGTTCGACGCGCTGGTGTCGTTTCATTTCAACACCGGGGCTATCAGTCGGGCGCAGATCATCAAGCGCCTCAACGCCGGATATCGGCTCAAGGCGGGCGCTGCGTTCATGGGCTGGAAGAAGCCCGCGTCCATCATCGATCGGCGCACGGCGGAACAACTGCTGTTCACGCGCGGTATCTACCCAACGGGCAAGCTGACCGTCTGGGGCGTCAGCAACACGGGCCGGGTGATCTGGACCCCGCTGAAACGGATCACGGCGGGTGAGGCGATTGCGATGATGGCAACGGGATTTGTGGATCAAGAAACAATCAAACAAAATACCGTTTTAAAACAAGATGTTACACTGACCTTACGGGATAATCCCGTAACCCATCAAGAAAAACCCTCATTCATCGCCCGCTTGATCGCGTGGCTATTCGGCAAAGGAGCCTGACCATGAACGGCTTAACCAAAACCCGCGCCATCGCATACTCCACGGCATTCGTCGTCGGCATTGCTGGCCTGTTGGCGCTGATGGGGGTCGCTGACTATGACCCTAGATCCGGCATGGTCGATTTGCACCCGATCAGCGTCTACGCGGTGGCTGGGCTGATTGCCCCGGTGTTCTCGGCGGCACTGGCGTTTGTGGCGATTGTGAAGGGCTGGGGGGCGGGCAAATGAGCGAGATTAAAACAGCCCCGGTTCTCAGCCATGACGCAAACGGCGATGAGGTTTGGTCTTTCCATGCTCATCATACGATAGCCGACATTGCGCGATGGATTGGGCGAAATCGTGGGGATGCAGATGATCTAATCACGATCCTGCAAAGCCAATTAAACGGCACAGAAGGGGCGGTGATGCAATGACAGACGCAGAGATCAAGCAGATGGTTAGCCGGTTCCTTGCGTGGAAACTGCCGCCAGACTTTTCTCCGGATGCGGGCATAACGTTCAAGGCTGAGTTCAACGAGAACACCGCTTGGCCTATGCGCCACGAGCCGAGCGGAACGAACCTGCTAAACTTTCCACAGGCAGAGGCCATGATCCGGCACATCTTGGGCATCGCAGAATGACCGCGTGGCTTATCGCGCAGGCTTGGCCCTACCTGATCGGGCTGGTGGCGCTGGTGGGGCTGTATCTGCGGGGCAAGCATGACGGCAGGGCCGCAGAGGGGCGCGAAACCCTGCAACGATATGCGAGAGAAAGGCAGGCAATAGATGAAGCTGACTTGGGTATGGGGGCTACTGATGCTGATCGGATTGCCCGGTTGCGTCAATTCGCAGAGAAGTCCTGATGCGCTTGCCGATGCGCTGGACGCGCCCTTGCGGCGGTGTGCGGGGGCATTGGCGGGCGAGGATATGCCAACCGCACGGCGGGACTGTCTGCCCGTGGTCGCGATCTATCAGGCGGCAACGGGGAAATAGTTAACACGTCCCGCGCGTCATGTTAGCTTTTCGGCGGTTTGCTGACATGGGCCTTGCCATCCCCGCTGAATGTTCGCTATCCGTTCCAAATGTGGACACATCGAGCAACGGTGATAGGCGGGCAAACCGCCCCCGGCGATAGGCAAGTGCTGCGTGATGGCGTGCCTGTCGGGCGGGTTTATTTCGGCAGCAACTACATTCCGCCGATGCAATGGCGCTGGTTTTGCGGATCACAGCACGGCTCGGCAGAAACGATGGCTGACGCGCTGGAATGCGTGAGGCGGGCGGCAGAGTAATTATCCCGCACGGCTTAGGCCCTCGCTGTAACAGGCGGGGGCTTTCGCGTTTCAGGCGTGGCGAATCGCCTAGTGTGTCCATCGGCCTATAAATGATGGACACTTTGATTGATTTCATTGGATAATTTAGAACGGTGGTAGGTCCGGAGGGAATAGCACAATCAGAAATTATCGTTGGAAAACCGCCTGATTGTGTCCATCGCGCTGGCTTTTGCGCACTATATGAATCAATGGGTTAGCTTAGGTGTGTCCATCACCACTCCATCGCAGAAAGCATCTGCATTGCCTCATTTGCCAGTTTAGCCCGATCAACGCCGCGGGTGTAAATCTCGCTCGTCTTGGCTTGGGTGTGGCCGTGAACTGCCATGATGTGATACTGGCTGGCACCCTCTAGTGCGATCAATTCCCCCGCGGCCTTTCGGATGCCGTGCGGGCTGCGGTCGGTCAATCCAGCCTGATCAACCCACACGCGAAACTTGTTGCCAAAAGCCGCACCGCTGGCGAATGGCTTGCCATGGCCTGACAAAAGATAAGTTGGGCCAATCACCTTCTGTGCCGCAATCGCCCGCGCCAATGGGGGCATGATCGGAACAGATACCGCGGCAGACCCACGCTTGCCCGGTTGCCACTCCAAAAACATCATTCCATCGCGCTTTGCCTCATTGCCGCGGCCCATGCCGATCACGTCATCTAGGCGGCAGGCCGTGAACATAAACAGCGTCAAGGCTAAGTGCGGCACTGTCCCGAGCGGGTGCCTACCGCGGAACGCCTTCAACTCGTCAACTGTCCAAGGCGTAGCCCCGGTGCCGCGGTTGATCGAGCCTATGCTTGTGGCAGGGTTTTCAGTGGCAAGCCCGCGGTCTATCGCCCAAGCGTAAAGCGCGCGAACCGACTTGATCATGTTATCCGCTGCCCCCGGCGTTGCGGTCATGCTATCGCGGAACTCAATCAGCTTATGCCGCGGCATGGCTAAATCCTTGTCGCCATATTCAGCCCGCAAGCGCGCATAGAATTGGTCGCGCTGGTGTGCCGTCCTGCGATCCATCAGCCCCGCGGCAACACGCGCCTGCATGTGGTCCGCAAACTGATAAGTGAGCCAGCCTAGGCTTTGCTCTATGGCCTTCTCTGGGGCTTCCTGCGGCTTCTCCATGCGGACCCCGGCGCGGGCGGCGCGGTAGTGTTCCATAAACGCCGGGTGATCTGGACCGATGCAAAGCGCAATCCGCTTTGCCTTATCCTTCTCGGTGCGGACACGATAGAAAACCGCACCTGCCCGCGTGCGCTCAATCAGCAATCCGGGCAGGTCGATCTTCAACGGCTTCACCATGCTTGCGGCTTCCTGTCTTCAGCTTTGGGCGCAGTTTCAGCTTTTGACAAGATCCGGATGCGACCGCCTTCGATCACGATTTCCCCGAATTGCAGCCCGGACTCTACCGCGGCCCTGAACGTGCGAGATAAAGCAGCTTGGGTTTGCCGTTTCCGCGGCGATTTGTCAGGTTCCGGTGTCATGGCGTCTCCTGCGGTGTTGGGGGCGGGGGAAGGGGCATCCAGTGGGTTGGCCAGCGCGGCAATTCCGCTGGCGTTAGAAGCCCGTGTTGCCGCAACTGACCACGGAAATTGAAGGACAAGTTGCACATGCGACGCCCCCCGAATGTGCTGGGCACCCAAGCATCAAACCTAGTGCCATCTCTCGGCGCGGTGGAGATCGGTTGCCATTCCATCACCGCCCCTCCGTGTCTGCGATCAGGGCGCGGATGATAGCGATCAGCCATGCGCGGGCAGGGTCATAAGATACCGCAGCGAAGCCATCACCCGCCAACTTAGCATCCCACTTTGCTACATAGGCGGCGGGTTCAGGTTCTTCGGCATTCTGCGATATGCCGTATTCCCATCCCGGCAGCACCGCATCATGCAGCGCCTTGGCCGCGTCGAGTGAGCCGTGGTATGCGTCCATAATTTGTTGCCAGTTCTTTACCATACTATCGGGCAGACAGCTTGCAGTTAGGTGCCCCGCCTCCACCCGTTCCAGCAGTGCGATCAGCGCGGCGGTCTGTGGGTGGGTCATTGGGTGGCCTCGCATGTCCATGAATGCCGGATGTAAACGGAAACCCTGAACTCGTCGCCGCAGCCTGCGCACTCCATCGCATCCATGGTTTCGCTATACAGTTCAGGGTCGTCTGATGCGCTATGCATATGCGCGCAGTATGGGCAGATTGGCCCATCAGTCGAATATGTTTCGTCTGGTTTCTCACTCACATCGCATCTCCTTTGCGGGCGCGAATGGCGGCGGCAATGTCGCGGCGCGCGTCGGTAACTCCACGCCTCCACTCGTCGGTTGTGTGAACGCCTTGCGGCATAGACCAAACGCTGCACTCAAGGGCTACGCTGTCGGCGCGATCCCGTTCCGCCTCCACCGCCTTCGCCACGGCGGCTTGCACGGCGTCGTTGTGGTCTGCGAGGGTGATAAGCTGGCCGGAGCGGTAGGCTTCATATAGTACAGACATAAAGCGCACGCCTTCCAACTCAGCCAGCCGCGCGGCTAGGGCGGTATCGGGGGTGGGGGTCATTTGCGGATCCTGTTCTGCTTGCGTGCGGCTTTGATCTTGCTGCGATCTTTAGTGGCTTTTACGGGTTCGGCAGTTTGCCAGCGAATGGGGCGATATGGAGTTTCCTCGATAGAGGACGAGACGAGTGTGCTAGTGACCATCGTGCCCATAGCCATCAATCGGCGCATGTTTTTGAGGGTCATTTGCGTCCTCCGTAGACGGCTTGGGTGCAGGCGATGCGATCGGCGATCAGTTCATCTTCGAAGCGGATGCAGATGTTGTATGCCAGCCGCAGATCGGCACCGTCCACTGCATCAGGGGCGTCAGGAACGCACCCAGATAAAGCAAAGATCGCCATTGCGATAAAGGTGTTGCGCTCCATCACACGCCTGCCTCCCGCGCGAACGGTGCGAGGGCTTCGGACAATTCGCGCACAGTTTTTGCTGGAAAACTCCAAGGTCTGCCTTTGGGGTAGCAGGCATCCATTGATGCTTGCGCTTTACTCACCAGCGCCGCAATCTCCGGGAGCTTCACCGCCTCGGCAAGCAACTCGGCGGAAGTGGCTTCGAGGGTCAGGGCGAGGATGGCTTCGGATGCTTTTGTCACCATGTGCCCGTTATATCGCTCTATCTCATAACCATTTGGCGAAAGGTACATGGCACGCCTTACCCATGCCGTTGCTTCGTCCGCCGCTCTTGTCCGCATTGCAGCGGCTTGTAGGTTGGGGTTGGGGGTCATTTGCGGGTCTGCCTATTGACAAGAACAATGATAATTATGGCGGGCGTGACAAAGGCTGCAACCGCCAGCCCGTAAACGAATGCGTTGAAAACAAAGGTAACGTATTCCATCACTCCCCCTTCCCTGCGAGTGCGCGGTCTTTCCACAACCCACATTTCCAGCAACCTGTTTGCATTGCTGGATTCGAGGATTTGCAGTTATGGCAAGTCCATCGCGCCGCTTCTGCAACAGTTGATGATAGGGCATCAACAGCCTTGTCGCTCGGAGCGGTGATCGTGATGGCCGACAAGATGCGGGTCTCGTAATCGGCTTGGGCTGCGGCTTGGGCATCAACTTTATTGGCAGCTACAGCGCCGTGCAAATAAACATCATCATCGTCAAGCGTCCACGCCCATACGCGCCCTGCGGCTCTAACGCGATATAAACCGACAACAGTGTCAGCGTTGTCCCAGTCATCCCACACCAGCGGCTTCACCACAGCGCGGGCCTCTGCTGCGTCTAGGGCGGCAGGCTTTGGCGCGCAGGTGCAATCAAACCCAATCCGCCATTCGCAATCATTGTCATGTGTCATTTGCATTGGTCTTGCCCTCCGATGATGATCGCGATCATATCGTTGCGCGTATTGTCATTTTCATGCGTCCACCCCTCGACAGCGTATACCCACAACTTCAACTGCGCCACGGTAACAATCCGCGTATCCGGCGATGCGGGGCGGGCGGCGAGGGCGTCAATATACCTCTGCGTCAGTTCTTTGATTTTATCATCTCCGAACCAAGGCTTATAATAAGCCATAAGCACTTGCCGCAGCGTCGGCTCTGCTGTCGGTGCGCCAATGCTAGGAGCGATTTCAAACAGCCCCGCAACATAGTCGGCAGCGGGGGGCGTCAGGTCGGTGCGTCGGTATTCGGCCTGACCTGCGATCCCTGTCGATGATTTGCGCCACATGCCCATATCATCGCCCCAGCCACCGCCAATCGCTGGGATTGCCCAAATCTTTTCCGGCGCGCCGATCATTTGCTCCTCCTAAATTCACCGTGAAGTTCAGCGGCAGCGGCTTCATATGCTGCACTCGCCAGTTGTGCCGACTGAAACAGTCCTAAATACTCAACTGAACCATTATGTTCAATTTGCGCTTTCCATTTTTTGCTACCAGATGCGAAGGACACTCCCTTAAAGCCGGACCTATTATTTGATCGCATGGATTGGTTCATCTGATTTTGCGCGTTATTGACAATCCTTAGATTGGATTTTTTGTTATTCAGGCCGTTTCCATCAATATGGTCGATCATTAATCCCGCACTGGTAGGCATTATCAACCGATGCATCATCTGTGTGCTTCTAGACCCTTGAAATCTGATGCCCCTCTGGGCGTAGCGACACCTTTCATTTCCTCCAGTTTGCCAATTATATGAAATCACAATATCAACATCCTCGGCATCTATAATCGCGCCAAAGCCTTTGGTTAGAGTAACTTTAGCTATGTCACCAAATGCTGCTATTCTATCTGAAGATCTGTTGCTCATGTCTTCGGCTCCTTGTCGGTTGTGAGGGCGGCGCGCAAAGCAAACATGCAAAACGGCGCACCAATGAAATGTTGCATAGCCCCCCCAATCCACCATTGTTCTACGTCACGGCAGATTGTTTCCATCGCAGCCGCCGCCTCGGTCAGTGCGGCAATGCGGGCCTGTGCCTGCACCTGCGCTTCGTGGGCCTCTTGCGCCTGACCCATGCTGGCAAGCGATTGCATGACGGCTTCACGGCACTCCGCATCACGCTCGGCAAGCTGGGTGGCGAGGGTGGTGATCATGTCGGCAACCTCATTGCGGTTCGGAATTGCATCCTGCCCCCGCAGTCGTGTCACCATCTGCGCCACCTCTGCTGTCAGGGGCGCGGTCATGGCTGGCCTCGCGCGGCAATCATGGCGTCGGCCCATTTATAGGCGGCCGTTGCGTCAAGATCGAAAGTTGCGCCACCGCCCTCGTGAGCGATGTGCCCCGCCAAAGCTTGCCCCGCAAACCAATCGCGCAGGGTCATGCCCCCGTTGCCCGTTTCGGCAGGCCCCATGTTGTATGCGCTCAAATCGGTCTGCGGAAATGCAGGCCCGCCGTTGTTCTGTTCGGTCATGACGGTTCCCCCTGTGCGATCATCATAAAACCCGTACCGCTGGCGATCAGGCAGGCTTGCAACGGGCCGGGGGCGGGCGGGATTAAAACCATCGTCCAACTCCCCATCGATGAAACGTAAAACTCCACCAGTCCGCCGCGCGTTTCCTCGGCGCGCACCATTTGCCGCTCGGCATAGTCGGTGTCGAGGGTTGCGATCAGATCAGCGCGCGGAATGCAGACGGTTTCCGCAGCGATGGGGCTGGCGAATAGGCATAGGGCGAGTGTGCGTATCATTGATTTCCCTCAATTCGGTCGCGGGTTACATCGCTGTATTCGTAGTCAAATCCATAGCGATCGGCCCATTCAGCCTTGGCGCGGTGGATCGCTAATTTCGTGTTGTCCTTGTCGCCCGTGTGATGGCCGTTGCAGAGCGGCACGGCCATGTTGTTGGGGGTCTTGCGGCCTGAGAAGCGCCCGTGGAAAACGTGGTGCGCTTCGGTTGGTGAAAGCTGCTGTTCGCCAAACGCATCGCAGATCACGCAAGGCAGATCGTGGATGGCTGCGAGATATGATTTGTTGGCGGCGTCCTTCATGCTGCCCCCCGAAGCTGTTCCGGCGTCACACCGATCTTCGCCGCGATCCAATTCAGAACCGCCGACTTCGATTCCTGAAATCTTTTTCCCCCCATTGCGCGCTGTGACTGGCTTTCCGGCGTGTAGAGCGTCACCACAGGTCCGCGAATGACGGTGATGGCATATCCATGGCCTCGGGTGGCCTCTGCGTGCAGGGGCGGCGCTACCCGCGTTGCAGCGGCGTTGCTTCCGCAGTCAATCGGGGCGCTGTGGCAATATCCGCAGGCAATTAGAGCGTGCTTGCGCAGGGTTTCCGGCGTGGTCGCCCAAGGCTGCGATTGATCAGCCTCGGGCAGATGCCGCCATGCGTCCGCGATTTCGGCAAACTGGTGCTTGTGGGTGGCTTGGCTGCGTGGGTGATCAATCTCGACAATCACCAGATCGCCGGGTTCCATGATTTCACGCGCCGCCGACAGGCCGTAGTGGCCTGCCGGCATTAATGCGCTGCCATCCCACTTGCACCGGATCATTTCAGTTCGCCCCCATGATCAGAAACTTGTTGCGCCAAATGGCATCGGTGATTTTCGCGGCATCATCGCCACCCGCAGCCAGTTCCCCGGCTGCGATGATTGCGGCGTCGGTTGCGCCCGCGCCCCGTGCATCGCGCATGGCGGTAAGGGCTTTGGCGGCGCGCTGGTTGGGGGTGAGGGGCTTCATGCTGCCTTCACCCGATAGCCAAGCCACTTCTCGGATTCCGCCGTCATGCCGTGTTTTTCCAGCATAGGGCGCATGCGGCGAACAGCCTGCGAGATTGACACGCCAGTGCCATCCGGCCCGCCGTTCGGATCATTGGCCCAGACCTGCCGCGCAATGTCGGCAGTGCGGACAAATGATCCGAAGTCAGCGGCAAGGGTGCGTAGAATTGCGGACTGGATCGGCGGCAGATTGCGCGCCACTATTTCAGCCGGGGTTTGGGCGGCGGTTGTTTGGCCGCAGCATGGGCAATTCGTGATCATGCGGCTTCCTGCATATAGCGGGCGCGCAAGGCCAAAACCTTAGCGTCCAACTCTCCGAGAAATTTCACCGTCTCGGCTTCGATGTTCTGGATTGCCGCATCGTCACGCTGCACGCGCTTAACCCACATTTGCAGATCGGCCGGCAGGCGCGGGTCAAAGCTGACAAAATCGCACCACGCGCGCCCGGTGCAGGCCATTTGAACCTGCATCTGCGTCACGTATTTCCCCGGCACCACTTCGCCCAAAAGCGTCTCGATATGGGTGGCGGTGTTGGGGCATTTGATTTCGATCAGCCCGTCATCCCCGATCAGCCCATCCGGGGAAGCGCCGAACATGGCGATTGAGGGGTGATCCACCAACCCAACCTCTTGCACCCGGGCGTCGGTGATGAACTCGTAGGCAGATCGCGCGTGCGGCTCTACATCGGTTCCCCATTGCATCGCTGCGCTGCTGAACCGCTCCGCCTGCTGCCCGGTCAGGCGCTCACAGATCAATTCGGCCAAGTAGTTGGCGCGGCTGGCGCTGTAGCCTGTCTTGGTAGTAGCCATGAGGTCAGCAACGCGTGACGCCGTGACCTTGCCCAGCCGGGCTGCAAACCATTCTTCTGAGCGCTGTTCCATTACACCACCGCCTTTGCTTTGATTTTCTTGCGCAGGGCCGACACGGCGTCGGCGAACATGCGCTGCGGCAAAACTTCCAGCGATGTGACCTTGAGGTATTCGCAGAACTTCGCCTCATCGGCCCCGGATTCATCCATCAGGTTGCGAAGCTGAAAAAACTCGTCGGCGCTGATTGTCAGTGACTTGCCGGCCGCGCGCCCATCGTCGTCGGTGTCGTCGCCCAGAGACAGGCCAAGGATGGCTTGGGCGGTGTATCGCTGCCCATATGTCTGTGATGATCCGACCGCCTGCACAGCGTTCTTGCTGCCCGATATATCCTTGGGCAATTCCATGCTTGTCGTCTTAGAATGGCCCAGAACGTGCATCAATTCGGCGGTGACAATCACGCGATCCGGGTGGCTTTCGACGCCGAAGGACAGGGCCAAGCCATGCCGCGAAAGGACGGGCCGGGTGAGGTTTATAATGTCCTTGAGAAGCGCATAGGACTTGTTCTTGTCGCCCTTGCCGTTCAACGGGATCGACGGAAAGTCAGCAGATGCAGCGGCAAACGCACTTGCGAAGGCCATCTTTGCGGCCTCTGCCTGCAAGCGGTCGCGCATATCCATCATGCGCTCCAGCTTCTCAATCGATGCGCCGGGGTCCATTGCAACGCGCTCGATCATGGCGATCATGGGCGACACATCGGACTGCGGCTGGATGCTTACAATTTCGTTCACTTTGATTTCCTCTTGCTTGCCCATCACATGCTCACTTTCGTGTGGGGGATTTTTCCAGCCATCAGCGCCTCTGCGATGGCATCTGGCGTTGCAGCCCCAGCCATTGCCGCAAGGGCTGCGGAAATATCGGACTTGATCCGGGCCCGGTGGGCCTGATCGGCTTCACGCTGTGCGCGCGCGTCTGCTTCAGCCTGCACCTCTGCCGCAATTCTGTCGCGCTCGGCTTGCGCGGCCCGCTCCGTTGCCGCCAGCGCCTCGGCCAGTTCATCGGCGTGACGCTTGGCGGTTTCAGCCTCACGGTCAGCGGCATCTTTAGCGGCTTGATCTGCATCCGCCTTAGCTTTGGCCTCTGCGGCTTCCTGTGCCTGTTTCGCCGCCGCTAGTTTGTCAGCCTCGATCTGAGCCAGTCGCGCGGCGTCATGCACCGCAGCAACGCGGGCAGTCTCGGCGTCAATCTCTGCCTGCCGGACACGCACGGCCTCTGCTTCTGCGGCCTCGTTCGCCAAGCGGTCAGCTTCGTCCCTGACGGCTTTCTCAGCGCGCAAAGCCTCCAACTCCGCAGCCTGTGAAATGCGCAGATTTGCAGCGTCCAGATCGGCCTGCCATTTAGCCACACAATGGGCCAGCTTTTCATCAGCTTGGCTGGCGTACTCATCCCAAGCCCGCCCCGCATGAAAATCCTTGGCGCGGTCGATCATAGATTGAATGAGGTCTGGCTCTGACATGGAGTCCACTCGGCCATCGTCAAACTTTTTAAGCCCGGTTTTGTGACCGTCGATGCGTACCTCTTCTTTATCTTCCCAATCATCAGCGGGCTTTTTGACCTGATCGCGCAAGGTGGAAAGGAATGTGTCCGCCACATTTCGGCCCGCGTTCACCGATGCAACTTCTTTGCGCTGCGCCTCGGTCAATTCCTTGCCGCGCCGATCTATCTCGGCTTTTGACTGCGAAACCTTAAACGCAACCGACCGCATCAATTCTCGGTCCTTCTTGCTGGACGGGTTCAGGTCTTTGACCATGTCCAGCGCGTCAGCCCTGATCTTGTTCAGCAGCGGGTCGAGGCCATTCTCAGCCTTGAACATCGTCGCCAGCGTCGTCGGTTCTGGCAATGCCAGCGCCGTGGTTTGAGTTGAGCCGTCCATCACATTGCTCCCATAAAATAATCAAACGCGGTGATGATCGCCACCACCACAGTTGTTGCCGCGAACATCACCAGCCAAGCCGCGATGCCGTACATGTCGTCTGCGGCGTCAATCTCGCGCTGTGACAGGATCGGCGGCAGGCTGTCGGCTTTGAACGGCGCGGCCTCGGCCTCTGCTACCTCACGCTGCCGATCGGGGTCTTTCACCAGCGGCGCAAACACGCTGTTGCAGGCGGTGATTTTCTCGCGGCGGGCGTTGATCAGATGCACAACGTCGCAGCAGTGCTGGGCGGCGGTCATTCTGCTGCCATCCGCATACCCAAGGACGATTCCGCGTCAATCAGCGCCACCGCTGCATCAACCGCCGCCGTGATCGACACGACGCCGAACAGGTACGGGCTTGGCATATCGAACCCACGGTCACGCAGCTGGGCAATGAAGTGATTGCGCTGCCCGAGGTGGTGGATCTGCTCGGATGTGTTGCCGCGCGAAGCCCAGCCATCGGCGCAGTTCTGGTGGTAGCGGATGGAGGATGCGATCTCTGCGTTTGTCATTGCGTGTCTCCCGTGGCGTGGTTGCCTATGGGGAGAATGTATCCGCTATTGAGGATACTGTAAAGAGATATATCCGCTAAAGAGGATGAATATTTGCCACCACCCGAATCACATGGCATAACACCCCGGCACGATGGGCGCGGGTGGAGGGTGGCGCTATGGTGAAATTTCTGGAATTCTGCGGTAGGCGCGCCAGTCGGACGGGCGAAGAAATGGCTTCACGACTCAGTTCGGTTGATACATGCTCGCCGAATGTGGTGGTTTATCAAGCATGTTTGGAAAACCGTAATTTTCGGGTCTGCTCTGCTCGGGTTGTATTATCTTCCGGCAGATTTGGAGGGTTTGTCAGCAGCATCCGGGCCTTGGAAGAAGTTTTTTGCCATGGTCAGTAGTGACGGAGTCGTGTGGTTGGCTGCGGGGGCGGTTTTCTTCTGGCTTGCGTGGACGGAACTGCGACAGATGATAAAGGACCGCCGTACCTTAGCAAGACAGCCGGATCAAACCATGTGGGGCATGAAAATGGTAGATGAAAAGCCGTCGAATATTAATCAATCCATTAACATCAACTCTATGAGCGGCGGAAGTGTGTCACCAGTTTATCATAACTTCCATACTATAGTGGCTCCGGGGCGGGTTGAACTTTCGGATGAAGGCGTATCGGAGCTTGTAGAGGCTCTGCGCGGAAGGACCGTTAGCATTGACATCGTTGGAGATCAGAAATCTTTCGCGATTGGCTATAGGCTTGTTGATCGCTTGGTAGGTTTGGGTGTCACTGCCCTTAGGCCAACTACTTGCTCCCTAATGCCTGGCGTTAATGACCCCTACACACTACACCTTTCGCAAGACGGAAAAACTGCACATCTCGTTATCAGTCCGGCCACCCTGCCGTAACCGTTTATAAGCCTTTACGGCGGTCAGGGCGGCACGCTTAGCAGCGGGAGTCATTATTTCCCCCTTAGTTGCAGTCAAAGGTGGGCGGCTCGTAGGAGGTCACTGTATAGCTTTTGCGGGGATTCTTCTGCGCGTAGAGCGTGTAGAAGCACGTTTGGTTGAACACCCCGCCTCCGTGAACCTGCGTCGTCGTCATGCCGCTATAAGTGGCATAGTTTCCGGTACCGTAGAGGTTGCCAGTTGTGGATGATGTAGCATAGGTGGGCATGGAAAAGGACTGATCCATGCGCCACTGAAACGCTGTTCTGCCATCTGGCATTTTCATCACGTTTACAGGCGGTCCATACTTAACTTGGATTTCTGAAATGTCTTTTCCAACCATTTCATTCATCACTTGAGTTGCGCACCCGGCGAGTGCAAGTGCGGCAAATACAACAAAATTTTTCAATAAATCCTCCGTAGGGTTTGATACAGATATAATCTCGATTCGATCTATGGCTGGCGTTTCCAACCTGCTTTAGCCGATCCCGTTAACCATATCGCTAGGCGTAGTGGCTTGCGTTGTTCCCGTAATGTTCACATAGTCGTGTTGCATTCAGGGGGAGTGTCATGACGGTTTCGGGGTTTGTCGGTTTACTGAGTAGCTTTTCATCTCATCAAATCTGCCAAAAGCTGGCAGAAATTCGCGTTCTCATTTTGCTTGAAGAAGCTGGAGGATCGCCTCGCGCCGCGCCGGATTCTGTTCCAATAATCGCAGAACCTCCGCCGTATCGTCGCTAATTTCGAACCCGTGGGTGACATATGACAGGCTGATCTTAGAAAACGCACAGACTGCCATCAGGCTTTCAATGCTGGGGTCTTTGCCTTCCGTCAGCCATGAATGAACCGCGCCGGGGCCAAGCCCGCCACCTAAGCTGGCCGCACGTTTCGATATTCCCTTGTCTGCGAGGGATGATTCAAGACGCGCGCGCCATGCGCCTGATGCTTCGTTTGACATGGTTGCATTATCAAAAAAATCTGCGCCGCCTGCACGTCCTCTATAATGGATGGTTGACGTATCCGCTAAAGAGGATATATTGCGGGTATGGAAAACATTCACCACCCTGAACTCCTGTCTGAAATTGAGGCATTTCTTGCCGAAAGCGGCATGGGCGAAACATATCTGGGTAAGGCGGCTGTCGGGAATTCCGAGGTCGTTGCCCGCATCCGCAAGGGGCGACGCGTTTGGCCGGAAACGGCAGATGGCCTGCGTTCGTTCATCGCGGAACGCAAGCGCGGAACTAAAAGCGAAGGGATGCAAGCATGACGGCCTGCATCCCTCGTTCCTTTCCTGCTGCTTCCAATGTTGCTCACGGCTCATGTGATCAACATAGGAGCGAACAGATGAGAAAGTCCGCCGGAAAGTATTCCGCCAAAAAATCAGCATATGCCTACCGCCAGTTTTTCGCGGCGCGGTGGTCAACATTCATCCGTGACAACTTCGACAGCCCGGAACATGCCGCCATGGTTTTTGGCGTTGATGGCTCCACGGCGCGGAAGTGGTTTGATGGCAACCACGCCCCCAGCGGCTTTGTTGTTGGTATGGCGTTTGACTTCCTGCCGGATGCCGCCCGCGCTGAATTGCGGGTGTCAGAATGAGGCGGATTCTACGCGCCGTCTACATCTTCGAGGCAATCACAGCAAACCGCATCGGTGCGCTGTGCGACCAATGGGCGGCTAACGCTGCCCAGCGGCTTGGAAAACTTTCCGCGCACTTTCGCAGATCGGGGTCTTGAAATGGACGCCACCGCTATTAGCCCCCATCCCCACACCGCTGGCGACTCCTCCCCGCTAGCGGCTAACCCGCGCGTTTGTTCCCTCGGGCGCGCGGCACTCCCCTCGGCTGCTGTGCTTGCGCGGGCCGGGGGATTTTCCCCCATTCTGCACAACGCAGGATCATCGCGCGGTGTCGCCGATGCAACCGATGCCCCAGCGGGCGTTTTCGACGGTCTACCCCAGACGGCTCCCGGCGTGCGTGCGCTACACGAACAAACCGGGGGCCGCACATAATGGACGCCGCAGAAATCGCGTTGAAGCTGAGCGACATCGCCCGCCTGTCAGCAGATGAGTTGCGCGGCTGGCATCGCTGGGTCTGCGTTCGCGTCAACCGCCCTGAGTTTGACGGTGAACGGGCGGCGCTGCTGTCGCGTGCGCGCCAGCTTGGCATCGCATTGAATGAGGTTCCGGCATGAATGTTATCGCCCAACTCGCCCGCGTCAAAGCCGTATTCCAGCAGCGCACCATCACGGCATTCGTCAGCCAGCCGCCTGTAGATCGGCTTGATGTGCAAATCGCAACGCGCGCCTTGCGGGTCCACAACCGCAGCGAACCCGGCGCGGAATTGTACCGGGGCAAGCACGCCATCCTGAAAGAAGGGCTGCGCAAGTAAGCGCAACCTAAAGATGTTTGAAATTATTTCGGGGGCTAAAGATGGACGGATCGAAAATCAATACTGACGGCGCATATAGCGTCACCGCCGATCAGCTTCGCGCCTTTATCGAGCGCATTGAATTCGTGCGCGCAGAACAGGCGGAATCGAAAGAGCGCGAGAAGGAGATTTTCGCCGAGATGAAGGGCGCGGGCTACATGACGCGCCCGGTGCGCACGATCATCAAGCTGCGGGCGCAGAACCCCGATGATCGCGCCGAAGAAGCGGCGGTTTTGGAAATGTATAAATCTGCGTTGGGCATGTCCTAATGAGGCGCATCGCAGCCAGTGACGGCAACCAGCCTGAGATAGTCGCAGCCCTTCGCGCCGTGGGTGCCAGCGTAGCGACCTGCCAAGCGGTCGGTAAGGGCTTCCCTGACCTCGTAGTGGGGTATCAGGGGCGCAATTACATGATCGAGGTGAAAGACCCCTCACAGCCTAAGCACCGCCATGAGTTGACGCCTGCGCAAGTGGTGTTTCACGGCGGCTGGTGTGGCGATCTGGTGAAGGTGTTCACCGCCAAGGAAGCGCTTATTCACATTGGCGCGCTGCGGGGCCAGATCACATGAACGCCCTGACGCCCGAAGAATTTGCCGCGATCCGCACCCACCCGATGCTGCGCACCCGCGATGAATTCCGCGCGATTGTGGATGCGGTTTGCGCTGAGTTTGGCATCGACGCAGCGGCCATATCAGCGCCGTCACGGGGCGTTGCCCCCGTCGAGACAGCCCGCAAGGTCATATGCCTGACGGCTTCGCAGCGCGGGTTTCTGACGATCAACATCGCCCGCATGATACGCCGCGATAAAAGCACCGTCCGCAAATCCATTGCCCGATCACTCAATGCGATGGGTGCGAAATGAGCAAAGGTTTCGTATACATTTTGAGCAACCCATCAATGCCGGGTATCGTCAAGATTGGGAAAACCACCCGTTCCGTCGAGCAGCGTGTGGTGGAGCTATACCAGACGGGCGTGCCTACGCCATTTGTCGTCGTGTCGTCGTTCCTGACGCCTGACTGCCATGACCTTGAGGCCATCGCCCATGCGCATCTCGGTCAATCCCGCCTGACCGGGGGGCGTGAGTTTTTCGCGCTTTCGCCAGAGGAAGCAGACAGCCATGTTCGCGCGCTTCATGTCGATCAAATCGCAGAATTTATGGCCGAATACTTGCCCGATCACAGCGTCATCCATTCCGATGATGTCATGGACCGAAATTGCATTGTGGGTCCTGAAGATGTGTGGCGGATCGCCAAGGAAATAGGTGAGCGCGATTTCGATGTGGCCCGCGCCTTTGCGACCGCCGCACCCGATGAAGCTTCCGCAATCGTAAATCGGTGGCGGAAGGAAGTGGAGGCACTCATAAATTGAGCGGTTGGATCGCCATATCACGCGACCTGTTCGAGCATGATTTCTTTGCGCGCGAACCCATGTCCGAGCGTGAGGCTTGGGTGTGGATGCTCGCTAAGGCGGCATGGAAAGACACCACCCATCGCATCGGCGGCGTGGTTGTCGATGTGCCGCGTGGATCGTTCTTCTGCACCCTGCGCGAACTGCAATCCGCATGGGGCTGGGCCTCTGACAAGCGCGTCAGAACCTTCCTGAAGCGGACGCAAGACGGACGCATGGCGGACGCAACGGCAGCACATGGAAAGACGCAGATAACCATATGTAATTACGACGAATATCAGCATGACGGACGCAGCTCGGACTCAAGCGGGACGCAAGACCGGACGCAAAACGGACGCACAAAAGAAACACTTAACACTAAACAAGAAATAAAAGAGGAGGTAGGGACGCCCGCGCCCGACCATTCTCAGCACTTCGCGGATTTCTGGGAAGCATACCCCCACCGCAACGGGCAGAAGAAAAACCGCAAGGGCGCAGAGTCCGCATTTTCCAAAGCCATCGCTGCCGGGGCGGACGTCCGCGACATATCGCAGGGGGTCACGGCAATGCAGCGAGCGCCCGATGTTCAGCGCGGCTTTGCCCGCGACCCTACCACATGGCTGAACCAGCAAGGCTGGACCGACGAAATCCCCGAGCAAACCGATTTCAAGAATGGACGCACCCATGACAACCGCACTCAGAACAACTTCGGAAGCACCTCGGGACGCGGCAACAGGCCTGACCCTGCCCTTGAGCAAATCGCTCGACTCACGGGCCTTAGCTCAGCATCAGGCGATGATCGCGTTCGAGTTGGAGGTTTTGGCGAAAAAGACGGACCGCTTTGGATGGGAACGCGACCGCAATAGCCCGGCCCATGATCGGCTGGTGATGGACTGGATCGCCGCGCTTCAGGATTTCACGCTGGATGAAGTCCGCGCCGCCTGCAAAGCCGCCGTTCTGGCCGATCCGAAGAACATGCCGAACGAGGGGCATATTGTCGCCAAGATCATGGCCGCACGGGCGCAATTCGTGGCGTCTCACAAGCGCCTCGCCCCGCCGCCAGTGGATGCCCGCCCGATGGACGTTGGTGATGCTGAGCGCGCCCGCCGTGCTGCGCTGGCTGCGGAATTGCTGGGATCGGCCAAGCCCTTCCCCGCCACCGGGGAGGCTGCACAATGAGCGCTCAATCCATCCGCTACTGGCTGGCAGACCTGATCGCCGGGGGCGCTCTGACGCGGGCAAAAGCCGATAATGCAATGTGGTTTGAGGTATCTGCGCAGTTGGGCGCTAAGTTCGTGCTGGCGGGTGAGGCGCACGCCGATGAGGTTGATCGGCTGCGCTCAGAACGCGACATTCTCATCATCGACAACACCGCAGCGCTATCAGCCGCGCAATATAAAGCGGCTGGGGTGATCAAATGACGCCCCCCACACCGATGCACGCCTACCAATCCATCACCACCGCCCGCGTGATGCCCCCAGCAGCCCCAACGCGGCCCGCTGCGTATGCAACTCGCATGGCCCAGCACATCGCACTAGGCAAAACACCAGCGCAGGCTATGGCCGCGATAGAGCGCGCGGATGGGCATATGGGGCGCGTGCCACCAAAAGCACAGCCCGGAAACTCGGGCATTCGGAAAACCCCGCGCCCCAACAGCGCCGCGCTAACCGCAGATCGCATCATGCCGCACCTCACCCACGAATGGCAGCCCCTCTCCCCAGCGCTGTGTGGTGCCATAGGCGTCCGCCATGAAACGATCCGCATGGCAATCAAGGCCCTCGTCGCGGCTGGCAAAGTGGAGTGCAAGCGCGGCAACGGCAGAACCCCGTCAATGTGGAGGCTAGCATGACCTGCCAACAGCGCGCTCGCAAAGGCGCATCTATGGAACTGGTCCACGCCTGTTACGATGGCGTCAAGACTGCGCAGGAAATCGCGCTAGAGCTAAACTTCAGCAGCGCCTATGTGCGCGCCACGATCAACCGCCTTGGCCTGCCCATAGTCCGCCCCAAAGGCTTATCGCGCCGTGCGGAATACTTCGCCGCAGCCGCCGCTGGAATGACGCACGAGGAAGCCGCCGCACACCTTGGCGTCACGCACGCCGGAGTGCGCAGTATGGCGACAGCCCACGGCATTACCTTCCGCTCAAAACTGCAACACAGCGCGCCACCTAAGCCGATCAAGGTTGCCCCGGTAAAGATTTCCGCATCCCCCGAAGCCATCCGCCGATACCTGGAGAGGGCCAAATGAACGCGCAACCCGTCCGCCGCCTTGGCATCGATTACCCATCGCAATCAGCCCTAGCGCGCGCCTTGGGCGTATCTCACCAGACAATCGCATTCCACCTTAACAATGGGTCGCTTGATCGCGCCGGGGTTCGGGATGGCAAGCGCGTGCATCAGCGCAAGCGAAAGCCCGTCACGATGCCGCAAATGCCAAACAGCCAACGATAACAAACGAGGGGCAGGGATATGAACGCCATGATCGAGAAGCCCACCAAGGCCCGCAGCAAGCGCCAGCGCATCGACCGCAAGCAGCACAGGTCACACACGAACAGTAATAAAATGGGCAATTCGGAAAGGACGGATTACGTAATGACGTGACAAATTGCGCAATAAGTTATACATTTTGCGAAATCTCACAAAAGGCCACACCATGACCCTGATGACCGATCCAGCCGCAGTTCTACAGGCGATCACACCGTCTGACACCACCAACATCGGGCCCGCGCGGGGCTTCATCATCGGCGTTGCGGGCACCGTTGCCGTGCAAACCAAAGGCATGAGTGCGCCCGTCACCCTCACAGGTTTGGCAACCGGCATTGTCCATCCCATCAGCGCCCGGTTTATCTTCGCCACCGGAACAACCGCCACCAGCATCGTCGCGGTGTATTGAGACCATGGCAGCAAAATTCCTGCCAAGCCAAGCCGAAGAGGTTTGCGCCCGCATTAGCGAAGGCGAAAGCTTGGTGGCAGTTTGCCGTGATCCAAAATTGCCCAGCATTCGAACTGTCATGCGTTGGCTAGCTGAAAGGGAAGACTTCAGGCAAGACTACGCCCGCGCTCGCGAAGCCAAGGCAGACGCGGACGCAGACGGCATTAGCGATATCGCCGCCCGCACGCTAAAGGGCGAATATGACCCTCAAGCCGCCCGCGTTGCTATTGATGCGATGAAGTGGGCAGCGGCCAAAATGCAGCCCAAAAAATACGGCGACAAGATCGACGTAAACCACGGCGGCGGCATCGCGATTACCGGAATCGAGGTCACGTTTGTCAAGCCGACAGATAAAGCCTAGCACCCCCGCAGCCTTCGCGCCTTTGTGGACGGTCAAAAGCCGATACAAAGGGGCGCATGGGGGGCGAGGTTCAGCTAAATCAAACGACCGCGCCCAAGCTGTGCTGATTGCCATGATGCAGCGCCCCGGTTGTCGGGTTGTTTGCGTTCGTGAGGTGCAAAACTCCATCAAGGACAGCGTCAAGCAATTGCTGACCGACTGGATAACCCGGCTGGATCTGCACGGCTATTTTCAAATCCTTGACACTGAAATTCGCGGGCCGAACAACAGCCTTTGCATCTTTCGCGGGATGAACGACCAAAACGCCGACACGATCAAATCCCTTGAGGGCTATGACATTGCTTGGTGGGAGGAAGCGCAAACCGCGTCAGAACGCTCGCTGGACCTTCTGCGCCCGACACTGCGCAAGGCTGGATCGGAGTTGTGGTTCAGTTGGAACCCGCGCTTTAAAACCGATCCGATTGACATATTCCTGCGGCAAAACCCACCACCCGGCGCAGTGGTTATCGCCGTCAACTATGACAGCAACCCGTGGTTTCCTGCCGAACTGGAAGCCGAACGCCTGCATGATGAGAAGACCCAATCGCCGGAAAAGTATGCCCATGTCTGGCTAGGCGCATATGAAAAGGCTGGCGATAGGCAATTCATTCCTGCTGGCATCGTGGAGCGCGCGCAGAAGGGCAACCCCTACACCCATCCTAGCGATGAGGTCATCATGGGCGTGGACGTGGCGCGGTTTGGCGATGATGAAACCGTCATAGCCTTCCGGCGCGGGCGCGATGCGGCTTATGAGACATGGCTGGCGCTGCCCAAGTTGGACACAATGGAAACCGCAGGACGGGTTGCGGCGCTGATTGATCGCCATCGGCCGGACGCGGTGTTTGTCGACGAGACAGGCGTGGGCGCTGGCGTGGTCGACCGGCTGAAGTCGCTGCAATACACCATCATCGGCGTGAACTTCGGGTCCAGCCCGACCGGTTTAACCAAGGTCAAAACCGCCAACAAGCGCGCTGAAATGTGGCAGCGCATGAAGGAATGGCTAGAGCAGGGCGGTGTGCGCATTCCAAACGATCCATCGCTAGAGGTCGAGCTAACCGGCGTGGAATATAAGCACGATCAGAACAACGCCATTCTGCTCGAGAAAAAAGAAGACATGAAGAAGCGCGGGCTTCGATCACCTGACAGGGCCGACGCCTTGGCGCTCACCTTTGCATACCCCGTGTCGCCAAAAGGTTCGCAATACGAGCGTGAGGATTCTTCGCGCGGCAACAATGAAACCACCGGCTACTGAGGTATTAATCATGGACGATATGCAGCCTAACGACGCGATGGCAGTGGACGACAACGAAACGCCTCAGGCCGATCCGCCAATGGCCCCTGAGGCGTTCGTCGACATGGTCACGCAGGCGCAAAACCTAGCGCGCGATATGACTGACTTGGAACTAACCCGCGTTGCCCGGCAGGTGCTTGAGGATTTCGATCTGGACAAGGACAGCATGTCCGATTGGCTGGACCAAATGAAGCGCGGCATTGATCTGGCAAAGCTGGTGAAGGCCGAAAAGACCTATCCATTCAAGCGCGCATCGAACGTCAAGTATCCGCTTGTCACCAGCGCCGCGCTGCAATTCAACGCCCGCGCCTATCCCGCCATTGTGCCGTCTGATCAGGTCGTCAGGGCTGCGGTGTTTGGCGAGGACGCGCAGGGGCTAAAGGCTGCACGCGGCGAACGCATTGCGGCGCATATGTCGTGGCAGCTCACCAGCCAGATGGAGGAGTGGGAGGAGGACACCGACAAGCTGCTTCTACAACTCCCCATCGTTGGAACAATGGTGCGCAAGGTCTGGTATGATCCGGTGCAAAAGCGGCCCCGGTCGAGACTGTTGGAGCCGGGCGCATTCGTGATCAATGACAAGGTCAAAACCCTGACCGACGCCCCGCGCGCATCTGAGGAGCTGTCGCTCTATCCGTCCGAGATCGCCACCCGCGTTAAGTCGGGTCAGTTCGTTGAATGCGACTACGACGAGGGGCAAGACAAGCAAGAGGCGCAGATGTTCATCGAGCAGCATTGCCTGCTTGATCTCGACGAGGACGGCATCTCTGAGCCGTACATCGTGACGGTTCACCGCGACACAGAAAAGGTCGTGCGCGTGGTCGCCGATTTCGAGCCGACTGACGTGAAATATTCCACCGAGCCGCGAATGCAAATGATGACCGGCGAAATGGGTATGCCCCCCGGTCAAATGATGCAGCACGAGGTTGTGACGGGCATCACCGCAATCAATCGCGGCAGCTATTTCATCGCATACAAGTTCATGCCTGGCATCGACGGCGGCTTTCACGGCACCGGGCTTGGCCTGCTGTTGGGCGATATCAGCGACACCATCAACACCATTATCAACCTGATGCTAGACGCGGGCCACATGGCTAGCCTTGGCGGCGGGTTCATTGGCTCGGAGTTTCGCATCAAGGGCGGGAACCAGCGGTTTGAACCCGGCGAATGGAAAATGATGAGCGCCACCGGCAACGACATGCGGTCAAGCATTGTTCCGATGACCTTCCCCGGACCGGATGCGGTTCTGCTGCAAATGCTCGGTATGCTGATCGAGGCTGGCAAGGAAATCAGCAGCACCAAGGATATCATGACCGGCGATAATGGCGGGCAGGTGCAAACCGCCACCACCACGCTGGCCTTGATTGAGCAGGGCATGATGGTGTTCAGCGCGGCCTATAAGCGCATCTTCAGGGCCTTGCGCCGTGAGTACACCCTGCTAGCCAAGATCAATTCCCGCACCGTCGATCCACAGCAGTACAACGCCTTCCACGACATTGTGGATGCCCAAGGCCAGCCGGTTATGTTCGATCCTGCGGCTGAGTATGGCGCGGCGGATATGGATATTCAGCCGGTCGCCGATCCGCGCAGCGTCACCAAAATGCAGGAAATGGCAAAGGCGAACATGCTGATGCAGATGGCACAGCAAGGGCTGATTGATCCGCAGGCGGCGGGTAAGCGCGTTCTGGAAGCCGCAGCGATTGGTAACATCGAGGAACTGTCACCAAAGCCCGACCCGCAAAAGGCCCAGCAGCAGGCGCAGATGGAGCAATTCCAGATGAACATGGCAATGGAGATGGCCCGCGCGAAACTTGTGGAAACCATGGCTGACGTTGAATTGACGCTGGCAAAGATCGAAACCGAAAAAGCCAACATGATTAAAACCATGTCGGAGGCCGACGCCAAGCACGCCACGATCCGACTGGACCGAATGACCTTGATGTTAGAGGAGCGCCGCAATGGGCTTGAGCAAGCGATTAACGCCGGAACTATGGGAGGAATGGCAGGGCAGTCTGGCAACGCAGACGGTCCAGTCAGCCTTGTCGGATATGATACATCGCCAGCGCCTAGCCGCAACGGCGGCGTATTGGGCGGGCAACCCATGGCCGGAATCGGAGCGCCTGGCGCTTTCCCGAATGGCGGCGTGGCATGAGGACTTCTTCACCGCCACGCTTGATGAAATCACCGAAGCTTTGAGAGAGGACGGGCAATGAGTAACAAGAGCGGCATCAATCCGATGGAATATAACTGCTTGGTCAAGCCGATTGCGGTCGAGGTGAAAACCAAGGGCGGTTTGTTCTTGGCGGAAAGCACCGTTGAGAAAGAGGAATTCGGGCGCATGGAGGGGCATTTGGTTGCCGCCAGCCCGATGGCATTCACGTTCGAGGATTGGCCGGACGATGCGGTTGGTCCTCAGATCGGCGACCGCGTGCTGTTCTCGCGCTATCAGGCAACTGAGGTGACGGGCAGTGATGGGGCTAAATACTGGATGCTTAAGGACAAAGCAATTATGGGGGTAATGACGCCATGAGCGAAGATCTAGAACCACACGATCCGATTGACGATGAAGTAACCGGCGGTGAAGCTGATCCAGCGAAACCCGATTGGACCGATGAGGACGCGGCTGAAGCGAAAGCCTTTGGCTGGAAATCACCGGACGAATGGGCAGGCGAAAAGCCGAAAGGCTACATCGATGATCCGCGCCGCTATATGGACCGGGCCGAAACGTTCCGCCCGTTCAAGGTGCTGCGGGATCGGTCTGACAAGTTGGAAGCTGAATATTCAGAGCGGTTCCGCAAGATTGAAGCCACCAATTCGGCGACGATTGAAAGACAGCGTAAGCAATATGACATCGATATCGAGAGCATCAAGCGCCAGCAGCTTGACGCAGTGGATACCGCTGACCGCGAGCGCTATGACGTCCTAGAGCGCCAGAAGTCTACGCTTGAGCGCCCGATGGAGATGCCAGCGCAACAGCAGCATGTGCCGGATCAATTCGTCGCGGAATATGCCAAGACGAATGATTGGGTCAATAACCCGATCCTGCGCGAGGTCGGGGCAAAGTTGATCGAGGCTGGCGGATATGCCAATCGGCCTGCGAAAGAGCAAATCGAATATGCAGAGGTGCAGGTTCGTAAAATGTATCCCGGCATGTTCGCGGCTCCGGTCACGCAAGCGACCCCGATGCAAAACCGCGTTGACGGCGGCGGTTTAGGTGGCAGGGCTAGTGGCGGTGCATTCGCAAAACTGCCCAGCGAGGCCAAGTCGGCATTCAAGCGGTTTGTCGATCAGGGCATCTTCCAAGACAATGAAGCAGACAGAAAGAGGTATTCCAATGACTATGAAGCATACTGAAAACCAAGCGCGCCGGAAGCAACGCGATGGCGGCGAGATTAGTGGCAAGCGCATGGCTGTTGCCGAAAGCAAGCTCGATCACCGCAAATTTGTTTACCGCTGGATTAATGACGAGCCTTCGCGTATGTTTGCGCTGACGAAAGAGGACGATTGGGACATTGTTCCAAATGACGGCGTGAAAGACGACGCGGCTGACATGAGTACCGCAGTCACCACGGTTGTCGGAACCAAGCCCGATGGTAGCCCTTTGCTAGCCTACCTGTGCCGCAAGTTGCGCACATACTACGATGAGGACCAAGCGGGTAAATCCGCCCTACTGGATGAGCAGATCGATGAGTTGCGGCGTGGGAATGATCGTTCCGGCGGTTCGCAATCTGACTACATCCCGCCAGCCGGAATTCGTATCGGCTGACCTCATCTTAGGAGCATGTCATGCCCAACACCAACAACCCGACAGGTCTTCGACCCGTCAAACAGCAAGGTGCCGCTGAGTACAGCGGGGCCATCAACACATACTATGTTCCGGCGTCGTATGCAGTGGCGCTGTTCATCGGCGACCCTGTTGTCAAAACTGGCACCGGCAACGCAACCAAGATCACTGCCCCCGGCGCTGGTTCGTTTGCGGTTGGCACGGTTGCCGAAGTCAACAAGGCCGTCGCAGGCACGACCAACCGCGTCACCGGCGTGATTGTCGGGTTCGCGCCCGATCCTGATGGCCTAGGCCGTATCCACAACCCAGCCAGCACCCTGCGTGTTGTCTATGTCTGCGATGATCCGAACGCTGTGTTCGAGATTCAGGCAGACGGCGTTGTTGGCGTGTTGTCGGTCGGCCTGAATGCGGTTCTGACCTATGCGGTTGCAGGCAGTGCTGTGTCCGGCTTCTCCGGTGCGCAGCTTGACAGCGGCACTACGACGGCACCCGCCACCACTGCGGCTTTCCAAATGCAAATCCTGCGTGCGGTAAACCGTGAAGACAACGAAGGCGATCTGACCAACGCGAAGTTCATCGTCAAACTCATCAACCACACCGAAGTTAACGCTTCGGCTGGCATTTAAGGGAGGGCTGAGAAATGGCTGTTATTACAACTGGTTCGCACCCCAAGGCCCTTTGGCCGGGCGTGAAGGCTTACTTCGGCAAAACCTATGCTGAAAAGCCAGTCGTGGCGGATATGGTGTTCGACACCATGCAATCCGACAAGGCATATGAAGAGTACGTCGAGGAGACTGGCTTCGGGCTTGCCCCGGTTAAGCCGGAAGGCACCGGCATCAGCTACGACACTGATTCGCAGGGCTATATCTCGCGGATTGTCAACGTGACCTACGCCCTTGGGGCCAAGGTGACGATGGAGGCCATTGACGACAACCAATATGAGAACGTCGCTAAGGCCAAAACCAAAAAGCTGGCACGGTCTATGCGCCAGACCAAAGAGAACGTTTTCGCCAACATCCTGAACCGTGGCTTCAACTCCGCGTTCACCGGCGGCGACGGCGTGGCCTTGCTGTCGGCTTCTCACCCGACGCTCTCGGGCAACCAGTCGAACCTCGGAACCGTTGCAGCCGATATTTCGGAAGCAGCCATCGAGGACATGCTGACCCAGATCCGTCTGGTGAAAGATAGCCGTGGTCTGCGCTTGCAGCTTAAGGGCATCACGCTGATTGTTTCGCCGCAGCAGGAATTCATCGCCTCGCGCATCCTGTCGAGCAACAACCAATCGGCGACTGCAAACAACGACATCAACGCCATGAAGAAGCTAGGCCAACTGCCCGGCGGCGTGATTGTCTGGGACTACCTGACGGACGCAGACGCATGGTTTATCAAAACCGATGCGGACACTGGCCTGATCCGCCAACAGCGCAAAGAACTGAGCTTCGCGCAGGACAACGACTTCGACACGTCGAACGCCTGCATGAAAGCGATGGAGCGTTATGCTGGCGGTTGGGGCGATTGGCGCGGCATTCTCGGCTCGCCCGGCGTCTGACCCAATAGCGGGGCTGTAAAGGCCCCGCTTCATCATCAGGAGGGCTAACCATGCCAGTTACGAACTTTCCAAACGGTATCAGCGCCGCCCCTGTGGGGATTTCCGGCCCGTTGACCGGCGCTATCGGGGCCGCAACTTCTGTTGCCGGTGCCGTCACTCTTGCCGCCCTTACGGGCAAGATCACCACTGAGGCGCTGACCACGGCGGCGGTAACGGCTTACACGCTGACGATCACCAATAGCTTGGTTGCGGCTGCGGACGTTGTTCTGGTGTCGGTGGCATTTGGAACAAACACCACCGGCGCAACTGCGGTTTCCCGAGTGCAACCTTCCGCTGGTTCGGTTGTGGTGCTCATCCGCAACGTGGATGCTGTCGCTGCGTTCAACGGCACGTTGGTTGTCTCGTTCCAAGTCCTGAAAGCCACCTAATCCGGAGGGGTCGCCATGCCAGTTACAAACTTTCCAAATGGAATTAGCGCTGCCCCTGTCGGCATTTCCGGACCTTTGACCGGTGCTATCGGGGCTGTCACCGCAGTTTCGGCCACAGTCTCTCTTGCCGCGCTTTCCGGGAAGGTCACAACCATATCGCTCACCACCGGTCCAAACTTGGGCTATGGATTAGTGATCAACAACAGCATGATCGCTGCCGGAGATATTGTGGTTGCATCCGTGGCTTTGGGAACAAACACCACGGGCGCGATCGCAATCGGCCATGTGCATGTTACGGCAGGATCGGTCAATATCAATATTCGCAACGTTGATGCCGCCGCTTCCCTTAACGGCACGGCTATCGTCTCTTTCCAAGTCTTCAAAGCCACCTAATTGAGGAGGTTTCGCCATGACGGTTTTCAAGTCGGGTCAATGGAATTCCAACTGCGACCGCTGCGGCCAAAAATTTAAGTCTGGCCGTTTGCGTTTGGAGTGGACCAACCTGCGGTGCTGTCATGGCGTGGGTACCAACAACTGCTGGCAGGCACGCAATGAACAGGAATTCGTCCGTGGCGTGCCTGATCGCCAAAACCCACCTTGGGTAAGGCCAAATGATGATGGCCCTGATGTGGGTCCTAACAGCGTTTTGCCGGGGGATTTATAAATGGCAGTCACGACAACCGAAACCGCGCGGGTCGTTATCAGCGATGCGCTGCGCAAGTTAAACGTTGTGGCCTATGATGAAAGCATGGACGCGGATCAGGCATCTAATGGTGCGCGCGCCCTGAACCGGATGCTGAAAAGCTGGCAGAACCGCGGGCTGAACCTTTGGGGCGTTACTGCGATGAGCGTGGCGGCAACGACTGCGGCAAGCTACACCCTGACTCTGCGCCCGCTGGAAATCCTGAACATCCGATATAAAAACGGCACCAATGAGTTGCCGATGTGGCAAATGACGCGGGAGGAATACGACGACCTGCCCAACAAGTCATCGACCGGAACCCCAACGACATTTTACTTCAACCGCCAGCGCGAAACCGCGACGATTACGGTCTGGCCTGTTCTGGCAGTGACCGGAACCGCGACATTCGAGATCAGCTATCAGCGTGAGTTTGAGGACGTCGACCTTGACACCGCACCGGACGTGCCCGGCGAGTACTGGGAAGCAATGGTATACGGTTTGGCCGCACGGCTTGCCGATGATTATAGCGTCGATGGCCGAACCGTAACGGCACGGGCTGAGGAAGAACTTAGGCTGGCCTTGGCGTTCGACCGGGAAGGCTCTTTGTATTTCCACGGTGATCGATAATGCCGAAGATTGAATTCGTCGGGCAAAGCGCCTTTGATCCGGGCAACAAGCAAGGTGCGACCGGTCGGCTGGTAAACCTATACCGAGAGCCTGCGGAGGGTCGGTTTGTGCTGCGCCCAGCGCCGGGTATGGCGTCGTTCGCATCGCTGGGCCTCTCTCTCATGCGGGCAATGCAGGTGGTGGGCGGCGTGCTGTATGCGGTCTGCGGGGGCAGGCTGTTCAGCGTCACCAGCGCGGCTGTCGTCACCAACATCGGCGCGATTGCTGACAGCGAATCCACGACCATCGCTGGCAACTATGGCTCAATCACTGTGGTTGCGGGCGGCGTCTATTACGTCTGGAATGGCACCACGCTGACAACGCCGACCTTGCCGTTCGCGGTTTCGTCTCTGGCCTACATCGGCGGCTATACCGTGCTGGCGGAAACCAATGGGCGGCGGCTGCAATGGTCGGGGCTTGCCACGCCCGCGACACTGCCGGGCTTAAGCTTTGCTAGTTCGGAAAGCACCGACGAGCCTATCCTGAGGATTATGACGTTCGGCGACACGCTGCTGGTGTTCAAGGCCAACTCGGTCGAGCGTTGGCAGGTGACAGGATCGGCTGGGGCACTGGCCTTCGTGCTGATCACCGGATCTGTGATCGAGACCGGGCTGGATCAATATTCTCTGCTGACCAAGCTTCCGAATGGCGCTGCGTTTGTGGCGAATGATGGCCGGGTTTATCTGATCGGAACGGCGGCACCTATTTCAACGCCTGCGCTTGAGTCCGTGCTGAAGCTCTACACGGCGCAGCGGATGTTCTACTATGAGACGCGCGGGCACGGCATGATCTGCATTACGTTTGATGGCATTCCGGCGTGGTGCTTTGACATTGCAATGGGCGAGTGGCACGAGCGGGCCGAAGGGGTTCTCCTCGGGGAGTGGACCGCCAAGGCATCCGATAAGCTAGGTTCGGACTGGGTTATTGGGCTGGACAACGGTTCTATCGGGGTTTTCAGCGAGACACTGACCGACTTTGGTGCCACGCATCGCCGCACCGCAGTATCGAGGATGTATCAGCCGGGGCAGCGGTTCAGCATCAAAACGTTGGAATTCCGGGCGGATATGGGCGCAACACTGCTGGCAACAACACCAAAATTGCAGGTGAAATTCAGCCGCGATGGCTTGACCTATGGGATGGAGAAATCGCGCAACTTCGGTGCTACTGGAGAATATTATAATCGAATGCAGTTTCAGGCCATGGGGCAGTTCCGGCAAATCACGGTGCAGGTTGACATGACCGGATCAGTCGCAACGCCATTCTTCACCGATTGTGAGATGGAAATCTAATGGCGAATGTCAACATATCGGTCCAATACATCACCGCAGACGGCAAGCTGACGGCGGCGGGATTTGCGCTGTTTCGTAGTCTTGGGGGCACCAATCTGGCGTATGATGCCGTCACGCGGGTTGTGTCATCCGATACCGGAACCGATGCCACGTTGCCGCTGGCGACATCCACCGAAGCGGGCCTTGCGCCCCTCTCTGGTGGCGGGACGGCTAATTTCCTGCGTGCGGATGGGACATGGGCTACTCCGGGCGGCAGTGGTAGCGGCGATATGGTGCTAGCCGGAGTCCAAACCAATAGCGGTCTGAAAACGTTTCTGGATGGAACCTTTGGTCTGCGCAACGTAGCGAACACCTTCATTGCCCAGTTCTCCAATGCCATCACCGCCGCGCGGACATATACGCTGAAGGATGCTAGCGGCACCGTGGCGTTCACCTCCGACATTACGGGCGTCAATTCAGGAACTAACACGGGCGATCAGACAATCACTTTGACCGGTGATGTGACGGGTACGGGGGTAGGGTCATTTGCCGCAACGCTTGCCACGGTCAACGCCACAGTCGGATCATTCGGCGTTGCCGCGTCTGTCTCCCAATTCACCGTCAATGCCAAAGGGCTGATCACGACAGCGGCTAACGTTGCGATCAGTATTGCATCGGCGGCAATCTCGGACTCTACCGCCGCCGGTAGGGCCATGCTAACCGCAGCAACTGCAACCGCCCAAACTGCATTGTTGGACCTGTTCAGCAGTACGGACAAGGGACTGACGCCCCTCTCTGGTGGTGGGACGACTAATTTCCTGCGGGCAGATGGCACATGGGCGGTCCCCGCCAGTGGTGGGTCGCCGGGTGGCGCTACAACTCAAATCCAATACAATTCGGCAGGTGCCTTTGCGGGCGATGCTGACATGACGTGGGACGCCGCAGGCAACACGCTAGGTCTAGGGGGTGTGGACACTGGCATAGAAATCGCTGCGATAACGGCTGAGCCAGCGTCTCCGGCAACGGGCAAGGCGCGGCTGTATTTCAAGAGCATCGCTGGCCGGATGAGCCTGAAATCCAAAGGGCCATCTGGACTGGATTCCAACTACCAGACTGCTGTTTGGGGTAATTCGCAATACCGTTGGACAATGTCATCCGTTCTTGCTGGGTCTTGGCAAAACGCAGCAGGGTCTGGGTCAGGGACATTCTCTACCGGATCGCCAACAACAACAAGCGTATTCACCTCAATGCGCCGCAGTCTATACGCCAACGTTGTGACAACCTTGAATCAAAGCCTAGGCCAGCGTATTACCGAAAACCTGTTTTTCCGTGGTGCAGTATCAAGGCAAGGTGGGTTCTTTTTCGCAGCCCGAATGGGGTTTGACGTTTGGACCAACGGCGGTCGTTTCTTCGGCGGGATGATGCCAGCATCAACTGTTATCACCGCCGACCCATCCGCTCTAAATAACACTGTCGGGTTCTGCGTTGATGCAGCCGACAGCGGCGCGATATCCTTCCTAACGCGTGGGACCGTGGCCACCAAAGCCGCAACCGGGTTTACTATTACCTCGGGCAAAGGGTACGACATTTTCATTTATTGCGCAGCCAACAGCACTCAGTACACATGGCGTATTGTTGATATTAACGCAGGCACCGAGGCCAGCGGCGTAGCAACTTTGACCCTCCCCACAAACACAGCTTTAGCGGGGGCCGGAGTTCTGGCATCTAATGCAGCACTGACAACGGTATCTGCGGTGCAGGTTGCGATAAACGGCATTTATGTGGAAACCGATTACTGATGAAGATAACCGCGGCGCAGGCAGAGCCGTTCTTTGCGCACCCATCACAGCGCAGGGGGGCCATGCTAGAGGCCGGGGCCGTATTGCCCGACTGGCTGGACTACTATGCACATGATGGCGTCTGCGGGGCGTTCCACAACGCTCTATGGCCGGGTGTGCTGATGATGCACATTGGCGTCATGCCGCAGATGTGGGGCAGGCTAGACAACGCCATACTAGACGTGGTAAGTATGGCAATATCAGGCCGTGACGTATCTCGCGTCATCGCATGGGTTCTGGATGAGAATAAGGCAGTTCTATCGCTGGCGCGACGAATTGGCTGGACCATTGATGGCAGGCTAGCACTGCCCGAACCCGTGACAATGATAGGCTTTAACCCATGCCAATTGGCCCCCTACTCGGACCCATCCTCGGAATAGGCTCGGCGCTGATCGGTGCGTCGTCCGCAAACAAAGCGGCAAACGCCCAAAAGGACGCGGCCAATCGTGATCTGGCGTTCCAAAAGGAAACGCGCGATCTCATTCGGGCTGACCTCAAGCCCTACGTTGGCAGCGGCGGCAATGCCCTTGCGGCTTACAATTATGAGTTAGGCCTAGGCGCTAGACCGACATTCGGCGGCACAGCCCCGACCATCGAAACCATTGCGGGCACACCAATCGGCGGTGGTGGCGGCTCTGGGATTAATGTGAATGCTGGAAATGGCAACCCAGGCGGGCGTGAAGGGTATCTGGCTAATCAGGGTCCGTACTCGGGCCAAAGCCAACAGAAAATGTCCCCCACTCAATACCGAGTCGGCGGGCAGAACTTCGGCACCATGGACGCGGCACAAGCCTACGCAGACAAAAACCCGACCGGCGGGCAGGATTACGGAGGGTTTACCAAAACCCCCGGCTATGATTTCAGGATGCAAGAGGGTCAGGACGCGCTGGAATCTAGTGCGGCGGCACGGGGCGGTCTGCTTTCCGGCGCGGCTTTGCAGGCATCTCAGCAGTACGGGCAAAACTACGCCACCAGCGAATATGATAAATACCTAGCGAAGCTGCAAGGCCAGCAGGGAGTTGGTTTGTCGGCGTCGGCCATGAATGCCACCGCGGCGCAGAACACAGCATCGGGCGTATCGAATGCCTTGGGCAACTATGGCGACGCAGCATCGGCGGGGGCCATTGGCGTCGGCAATGCGTTCAACACGGGCATCGGCAACGTGCTTGGGGCTTTCAACTATCAGAAAAACCTGACTTCGCCAGTCGCAGGGGCCGCCAAGTACCTAACGGGTGGTGGCGGGTCAATATCACCAGCAGGCGGCGGCGTTGGTAATTGGTTCAGCGGGTTGTTCAAATAATGGCCGGGTGGGATTGGACATCATATTCAACGGGCGGAGCGCAACGCCCCGATAGCTTCACTGGCATGACTTCCGATTTTAACGGATCGTTGGAGCGGATGTTTTCGGAAGCGCCCCCCGAAATCCAAGCGCAATTGCGTGTCGGATCAGGGTTCCGGTCCGTTGAACGGCAAGCGCAGTTGTGGGCGGATGCGCTGGTTAAGTACGGATCACCGGAAGCCGCCCGCAAGTGGGTCGCCCCGCCCGGAAACAGCCAGCACAACATGGGCAACGCAGCCGATCTGAAATATCTCGATCCAGCAGCCAAGGCGTGGGCGCACCAGAATGCGTCTCGGTATGGGCTGGCGTTCCCGCTGGGGAATGAGCCGTGGCATATTGAATTAGCGTCCGCTCGTGGTGGTAGCCAACAGCCTGCATCAATGCCGTCTGGCAATGCTTTGGCATCAAACCCAGCAGCACCGCAGGCTGCGCCACAGAACGCGCTTGCAGCCCCGCCTGCGAGAGACCCCGGATTTCAGTTGCAATCAGCAGGGCTAACCGCCGCCGATTTCGCAAACAAGCCCCGCAACGCATTGGCCCCGATGCCGATCACATATCAGAGGTTTGTATAAATGGACCCGCGCATAATCCTTGGTGGAGTGCAGCCAGACTTTGTGAACGTGCTGGACACGTCGAACACGGCAGCACAACGCCAAAACCAGTTTCAGCAGCAGAACGCCCTGACCGCCTATAACCAAGCCAATGGTGCGGCGATGATGGCTGGCGATAAGAACGCGCTGGCAGGCTATGCCGGATTTGATCCGCAGGGCGCTATGGATATGCAAACTGCTCAGGCCCAAAGCGCGCGGCTTTCGCAGCAGGACCAATGGAACATCGAGGATCGCGCGAAGGCCATGACCAAGGCTGAACGCGACGCGGCTGCGCTGGAAGTCGAGAACACGGTTAAAATGGGAATGATGATCCCAGACGCCGCGACATGGGATGCGCAAATGGCGCAACAGAGCCCGGATCTTGTCGGCCAGTTTGACAACCGCAACGCCATCGCCGCGCGATACATGAGCATGGCCGATATTCTGAAAGCTGTTGCCCCGCCTGAGCGCAAGGACGTGCTGGCGCTGGAGAAAACCCAGCTTGAAATTGATGCGCTGAGGAACCCAACCCAAGATTGGCGCAATGCAACGCCAGCGGAAGCGGCGTCACAGGGGGCTATGGCCGGTCAAATAAACACCAAAACCGGAAAGTTTGAGGCCAATAACCCGCCTTCATCCATGTCTATGACTGGCGACGGAGAAGGCGGATTTACTCTTACTCAGGGCGTACCGGGCGGTGGTAAGCCTCCAACTGTGGATCAGGCCAAAAACGCCGGGTTCTTTATCCGCATGCAGGATTCCGGAAAAATCCTAGATGAACTGGAAACCCAAGGGGCAGACTTAAAAGCCAGAGCAATGGCATTGGACCCGACAGGTATGACAAATTATGCCCAAAGCCCAAGCTATCAGAAATTTGATCAAGCCCGACGTGATTTTGTAAACGCTCTTTTGCGCAGAGAGAGTGGAGCAGTTATTAGCCCGGATGAATTCGCCAACGCTGATATTCAATATTTCCCTGTTCCGGGTGATGGCAAAGAAGTCATCGCGCAGAAAAAGAAAAACCGTGCAAATGCGATTGCTGGTATTGAAATCGGCGCTGGACCATTGGCTGAGGGCATTAAGGATGCACCGGCACCGGCACCCGCGCAAGGCTCGGTCTTGCAATTCGACGCAGAAGGGAACCTTGTGCCATGACCATCACCGCAAAGCTTGCCGATGGCACAACGCTGCAATTCCCTGACGGCACCGATCCGCAGGTTATTCAGCGGACGGTTAAGAACCGTATGGCGCAGTCTGGGGCAATCGTTTCGCCACAGGCGACTCCGCAAGGCCAACCGTCTGGACCACCTGTAGTGGCCACCACTCCGGACGGAGGTAAGGTTTACAAAATGGAAGACGGCTCTTTGTCGTTTGCAAACAGTGACTTTTCCACCAACGATCAGGCGCAGATTGCATCTATTATGAGTGGGTCAACGCCCGCACAAGTATCTACATCGGGCTTTGACCAGGCTACAATAGCGCAGAACCCGGTTGCCAGTCGTGCCGCCAAAGTTGTTCAAGGCGTTCCATTTTTGGGGCAATGGGCGGATGAGGCAGTTGGCGCGGTATCGCCTCAAGCCGGAAGCGCCATGCGCGCATCCAGCAACGCCATGGACCGCGAGAACCCAGTTCAATCCGCAGCCTTGCAAATTGGTGGCGGTATACTCGGCACCATCCCCGCAGTATTGGCGGCTGGCCCCGCCGTCATCGCCAATGCGCCCACCAGCCTCGGCATGAGGGCATTGGCGGGGGCAACTACAGGTGGCGTTGTGGGGGCCACGGAAGGCGCTGTGTCAGGCGCGGGCGCGGCTGGTGCGGGGGGAAGACTGCGCGGGGCCGTCAAGGGGGCTGCACTCGGGGGCGCATTCGGTGGGGGCATTGGTGCAACTGGACCGGTAGTTAGCAAAGGCATTGGCGCGGGTTCTGCGGTCATTAGAAATTTCTGGAATGCGTCTGACGTTTTGACAATCATGAAGAAATTCGGCATCAGCAAGAAAGCCGCATTGGCCTTGCGTGATGACTTCGCCGCTTTGGACCCCGCTAC